TGTTCATGAATTCGGAGGTGCTACAGTAAATGGTGCCGCCATGAATACTATTACAATGAGTGGCAGTACAACTCAAGGTGGAAATGTTGTAGTAAACGGAGCAGGATTTTTAGTATCAACAAATAGTTTATCTCTTGCAGTAGATGCTGGAACTGCTAATGTTGGCATAGGAAAATTTCCAGAAGTATCTACTAACATTGGATCAGAGAAAAGACCTACATCATCGAAAGGTAGACTTCATGTTAGAACAGCCTTTTCTGCTGGAAGTGATGCCGCTACTGCGGTAGAGGCTTCGGCTGATGAATTACTTCTTGAGGGTAACACCGCAGTAGGTTTAACCTTGCTTGCAAATAATGCATCAAATGCACATATTGCATTTGGTGATCCAGATAATACGGATGTCGGTGGAATAATTTACGATCATTCTTCTGATACTATGCATTTTAATACTGATGGAGCCAATACAGTTGTTATGGGTAATGAGTTTGGTGGGTATATGCAAGTTGTTGGAAATGACGCCGTTTCTTCTCAAGTCGCAAAGTTTCAAGTTACAGTTGGATCTGCTGACGGAGGAACAGATAACGCAGATGGATTACATGGAATTTTTATAGATGCAGATGATGCTGATCAAAAGGCTATGTTAATCGATGGTGAACAAACAACATCTAATATTTTTGAAATACAGGCAGATGCTTTAACGACTGGTTCAGGAATTTTTGTTGATGATAATTCATCGAGTTCTGGTCCAAGAAAACTTGTGCATATTAAACAAGATCATGTATCAGCAGGTGGTACTGCATTGCATGTTGAAACGGACGGTATGCAGGCTGTACAATTAATACAAAATAAAGCATCTAGTAAAGGATTTTCACTTACAACTGATACTCAACATACAACTAGACTAGCAGAAATTATACACAATACAACTGGTGACACTAACAATGATGATAACATAACAGGTGATACTTTGTATGTGGAAAGTGATTCATTACTTGCTACTCAAAAAACTTTACAAGTTGCAAATAGTTCCGCTAGTATGTTGACAGTTGTTGCTGGAGGTGGTGTAGGTATTGCTGATAGTACACCTTCATATAAGTTAGACGTTAATGGTACTTTTAGATCAACTGCAAATGCTCATTTTGATGATGATATTCATTTAGCAGAATATCTATATCATGCTGGAGAAACAAATACTTATATGAGATATACTTCTGATACAATAGATTTTTACACTGGTGGTAACCGTCAATTGAGAATGACTACAACTGACACAGAACTTTATTACGATGGTAGCGAAAAATTAGCAACGACTTCTTCAGGAGTTTCGATTACTGGTTCAGCGACACTTTCTTCAAATCTAATAATTGCAAATGGCGGAAACATTGGTTCTGCTTCTGATACTGATGCTATTTCAATTGCAACAGCCGGAAATGTGACTATATCTCAAAATCTGATAGTAAGTGGAGGTTCTGTATGTGCAGGAGGTGTGCAATGTGCGGTAAGAATTGAAGATTCAGACGGAACTTTACTCAACTCATGTTAAGAGATTAAATGGCAAAACCTAGTTCACGAGAAGCATTAAAACAATATTGCCTAAGAATGTTAGGTAAGCCAGTTGTTGAAGTAAATGTCGATGACGATCAATTAGAAGATCGCATTGATGAAGGATTACAATATTTTCAAGAGTATCATTTTGATGGTGTAGAAAAAACTTATTTGAGACATAAAATAACAGGTTCTACTATAACTGTTTCAAATGTTGTTGGAACTTTTGACGGTGGAGAAATATTTACAGGAGGCTCCTCAAACGCAACCGCAGTAGTTCATGCCGCCAATTCAAGCGTAATAACATTTAAAGAACATAAAGACGGTACAGGTGTTCAAAATAATAACACATCTTCAACTTTTACATCATCAGAAACACTTACTGGAGAATCATCAGGAGCAACTGCAACTGCAGGCACCGTTACTTTTGGTGATATAGATAATCATTTTATACCAATCGATGATAGAATTATAGGCGTAGTAAACATTTTTGATATACATGATACGGCAGGTGGACAAACATCTGCCAACATGTTCAATTTTAGATATCAATTTCAATTAAATGAGATGCCTTATCTTACTGGAGGAAACTTAGCACATTATCAAATGACACAATCTAATTTACAATTAATGCAAGATATATTTGTTGGTAAAAAACCTATACGATTCAATAGACATCAAAATCGTTTATATCTTGATTTAGATTGGGCAAATGATGATATCAGGATTGATGAGTTTGTGGTGGCAGAATGTTATGCGGTTGTAAATCCTGATACGTTTACTGATGTTTATAACGATATATTCTTAAAGAAATATGTAACTGCACTTTTCAAAAGGCAATGGGGAGCAAATTTAATTAAGTATGATGGTGTACAATTACCAGGTGGTGTCAATCTAAATGGTAGACAACTATTTGAAGATGCCATCACAGAACTTAATCAGATTGAGGAAGATATGCAACTGCGTAATGAACTTCCTGTTGACATGATGATTGGAGCAGGACCTTTCTAATGACCACAAGCGTATATTTCAATCATATTGAAAGCACACCAGAGCAAAATCTTCATCAAGATCTAATCATAGAAGCAATAAAAAACTATGGTATAGACGTTTATTACCTACCAAGAAAATATGTTAATGAAGATTTATTATATGGTGAAGATACTATATCAGAATTCAATCAAGCACATTTAATAGAGATGTATGTCAAATCTGTTGATGGGTTTGAAGGTGAGGGTGATTTTGTATCTAGGTTTGGATTAGAAATACGTGATCAAGTTGTATTTTCAGTAGCAAGAAGACGGTTTGATAATTTAGACATCACAGAACAAGACCGACCATTAGAGGGTGATGTAATATTTTTTCCACTAAACAAAAAATTATATGAGATAAGATTTGTAGAACACGAATCTATGTTTTATCAGTTTGGAAAACTTCCAATCTTTGATCTAACATGTGAATTGTTTCAATATGATGATCAAAGAATTGATACAGGTGTTGAAGACATAGATGATATAGAAGATAAACTTGCTTATTCAATAAATCTCTCTATGGGTTCAGGATCAGGTGCTTATGTAGATGATGAGACAGTTTATGTTGGTGATACTCTAGCATCTGCAAACACAAAAGCAAGAGTTGTATCTTGGAATTCTACTGATAAGACTTTAAAAATTACAGATATTGTTGGTACTTTTGGTGCGACTTCAAATATTGTTGGTGATTCAAGTGGTGCATATTATAGTCTAAGCACAACTCCAGATACACAAGTTTTCACTAATGATGTTTCTGCAAATAATGTTACAATTGAGACTGAAGCAGATTCGATTATAGACTTTTCTGAATCTAATCCATTCAGTGAAAGTAACTATTAAGTTACTCCAGGTGATAGAGTAATAATGCCTTCCGCAATTCTTTCAACTTCTACCGTATCATGTGTCCATTCAATATCATAATAGTAACGACCATGAGCCATAGAAGCAGTTTGAGTAGCGGTTGCCGAAATAGTAACGTTTGATCCTGATGTAGAAGTTGTAAAATCTAACCGTAATGAGGTATTTGATGTATCATAAGATTTTTGCATTCTGGCTGCAACTGTACCAGCAGAAATCGTTACGTTTGCATTATTTGCGTTTTTTGCAGTAAAAGTTTTTGAGAAGGTACAACCCTGATCAATTTCAAAATTAATACCTTGTTTTTTTATAGATAAGGCCATACTACTATTTATAAATATATTTACTATGCTAGGACAAACTTTTTATCATCAGACAATTAGAAAGTACGTAGTTCTTTTCGGAACTTTGTTTAATGACTTAAACATAGAAAAGAAGAATTCGTCTGGTAATGTTGTATCTAGACAAAAAGTTCCTATTGCATATGGTCCAAAACAAAAATTTCTCACACGTATAAGACAAGATCCAAATATTAATAGACAGGTCGCCATACAATTACCACGTATGGGGTTTGAGATGACTTCTATCACCTATGATCCAATCAGAAAATTAAATTCTGTTGGCAAGATTTTAGGTAGAGCAACGGCATCAGAAGGTGGAAGCACACTTAGAAAAATGTTTAATCCTGTTCCATACAACATGGATTTTCAGTTGTTTGTTTTTGTTGATAATGCTGAAGACGGTACTCAAATATTGGAACAGATATTACCTTTTTTCACGCCTGAGTTTAATGTTTCAATCAATGCAGTTTCAGATTTAGGTATAAAATTAGACGTACCAATCTCAATAAATTCTGCTTCATTAGAAGACACTTTTGACGGTGAGTTTGGCACAAGAAGAACACTGATATGGACAATAGATTTTTTTATGAAAGGATTTTTATATCCTGACATTAAAGGTGGTGGTAAAATTATCAAGAGTGTTCAAGTTGATTTTCATGAATTTGATGGTTTGGGTAATACAATACCA